CGGCGATCCATCGCAAGCCGTCGCGCTGCGTGGCTACTACTCCGAAGATTTCCCCCCGCCGAGCACTGACCCGGCGAAGCATATGCGCGTCTATCGTGACGGCGCATCCATCGAATACGACATGGCCACCCATGTTCTCAACGCCGTCTTTCCCGATGGTGGAACCGTCAACATCACCGCCCCCGGCGCGGTCAATGTCAACACGCAAACGGCTGTCGTGAAAGCCGACACCGTGACGCTTGACGCCGATGTGATCGTCGAGAAATCGATGACGGTTAAAGGCCCGTTCGCGTTTGAGAGCGGCATGAGCGGCAAAGCCGGCGCGAGCGGCGGCCCTGCTGCAATCATTTCCGGCACCGTGGCTGTGAGCGATGACGTGATCGCCGGCGGCAAGAGCGGGGCGCACCACACGCACAAAGAGCAAGGCGACGGAAACAACGTGAGCGAGCCGCTATGAAAGGCATGAACGCGTCGACCGGCCGCGCAATAAGCGGCCTCGCACACCTTTACCAATCGATCGCTCAAATCCTCACGACGCCGCTCGGCACGCGCATCGCGCGCCGGCCGTTTGGCTCGGAGCTGTTCGATCTGATCGATGCCCCGAATAACGCCGTTTCGCGCGTGCGCCTGTACGCGGCGACCGCGACGGCGCTCATGCGATGGGAACCGCGGCTAACGCTGACGCGCGTGCAGCTCTCGGCCGATGGCTTGATGCATGGGCAAACCGTTGTCGATATCGAAGGCTATACGACCGAGACCGGCGACGCCGTGAATACAAGCGTCGTACTCAACGCGGGCAATCAGGCATGACCACTTCATCGCTAATCGATCTTTCGAGTCTGCCCGTTCCAGACGCGCTCGAAGTGCTCGACTATGAAACGATCCTCGCGGCCCGCAAGGCGGGAATGATTTCATTGTGGCCGACAAACGAACAGGCGGAAATCGCCGCGACTCTCGAACTTGAGTCGGAGCCGCTTACACGCTTACTTCAGGAAAACAGCTATAGCGAGCTGATATTGCGCCAGCGCATCAATGATGCCGTTCGCGCCGTGATGCTCGCATTCGCAAAAGGCGGCGACCTCGATCAACGCGCGGCACTGTTCAACCTTAAACGCCTCGTTATCACGCCGGCCGACGCCGAGAACAACATCGCAGAAGTCGACGAAGGCGACGAAGCGTTGCGTGAGCGCATCCAGCTCGCGCCGCAAGGGTTCAGCGTTGCCGGCCCTGCTGCTGCATATGTGTCGAAGGCCCGCGCCGCAGATGCCCGCGTGCTCGACGCGAAAAGCTCGCGGCCGATCCCCGGCGACGTGCTCGTTACCGTTCTTTCTCGCGAAGGCGACGGCACCGCCGGCCGCGACCTGCTCGACGCCGTTGAAGCGGCGCTAAGCGCCGAGGATCAACGCCCGCTTAACGATACCGTTAGTGCCGGCTCTGCCGAGATCATTCGCTATCGCATCCACGCGAAGGGTTACACCCGCTCGGCGGTCGGCGCTGATGTACTGATCGCGCAGGCGCGAGCCAACGCGCAGACCTACGCCGACAAGATTCACCGCCTCGGCGTCGGCGTGGCTGAATCCGCGATCAAAGGCGTATGCCAGGCGGCCGGGCTGTCGAAAACCGAACTGATCGAGCCGGCCGGCGATATTGCGATCGGCGACACACAGGCCTCGTATTGCGTCGAAGTTCTCATTGAGTACGGCGGTATCTATGCCTAACCTGCTACCCCCGAACGCGACCCCTCTCGAACGGCGCACCGCGACGGCCCTCGCTGAGTCGACTGAACTGCAGATCCCGATTCGCGACTACTGGAACCCGGACACCTGCCCCTCGGCTCTGCTGCCCTATCTCGCGGCTGAAGTCTCTGTTGATGGATGGGAGCTAGCCGAGTCCGATGATGCGCGCCGCGCGCTTATCAAGGCAGCTATTCCGTTGCATCAAAAGCGCGGCACGCCGTGGGCAATCAGAGAAGTAATCCGCCGGCTTGGCTTTGGGGAAATCACGCTTGTCGAAGGCAGGAAAATCCGCCGACGCGACGGCTCAACTACTCGAAACGGCGATTACCTGCACGGCGACCCTACGGCATGGGCGCAATACATCGTCAAGTTATCGCGAGCTGTGACGCGCGATCAAGCGGACAACATTAAAGCGGTACTCGAACGGTATGCGCCGCAGCGTTCTCTGCTGGCATCGCTCGACTATCGCGCGGCACCGATCCGACACAACGGCACCGCTACACGTAACGGCCAATACAACAGAGGGAGCGCTAACTAATGGCGAACATAGTCGAAACCGCTCAGTGGGAAGCGGGGGTCTATCAATTCGAAACATCTGACCCGGTTGAAGGCGGCCCGGATGGCATCGACAACTTGCCGTCGCGCCAGCTCGCAAACCGAACGGCCTATCTGAAGGCTCAGCAGGAAGCGCACGCAGCCGCAGCGGATCCGCACCCGCAATATGCGACGCTCGTGCAGATGACGGCCTCGATCAATGCGCTCGTCGCTGCGGCACCGGGCGCGCTCGATACGCTTAAAGAGCTGGCGGACGCGCTCGGCGACGACCCGAATTTCGCGACGACGATGACGAACGCTCTCGCGCTCAAGGCCCCGCTCGCATCGCCAATCCTCACTGGCGCTCCCAAGGCGCCGACGCCGGCACAATTCGACGCGAGCACGTCAATTGCGACGATGGAAGCGCTACAACGCGCACTAGGATCGGTGGCGGGTTGCACTCTCTTAGTCGGCTCGTCGAATGTCCTCACGGCCTCCGCCGTTGGCAAGCATCACGACATTGGTACGACAGGCATGCAAATCACGTTGCCTCCTGTAGCGGGCCTACCTGTCGGGGCATCTCTATATTTCGCCGGCGGCGTCTACTACACGCTCAAGACGAGCGACGGAAAGTCCATTTTCACGAGCGATAGCCTTCAGTCAGGCTCGACGAGTGTGAACATGTACGGCACGCGAAAGCTCATTTGGCGTGGCGACGTATGGGAAACGGACGGCATTGAAGGCGTAACGACGCTTTCCGCGAATGGGTACAAGCGGTTCTCTAGTGGCCTCATTCTCAACTGGGGAAGCTACAACACGACCGGCACTAGCGCGTCGACCGGGATCGGATTCCCCCTTGCCTTTCCTAACGCGTGTGTCGCGCTCAACACTACGCCGATTACACCTCTGTCGCTGGGTTGCATCGATGCAGTGACGAGTAAGGACAAGAACGGGTTCAACGTGATCGGTTCTCAGGTACAAGGCTCATCGGCCAACTACAGCGCGCATAGCGGCTCCTTTACAGCAGTGGGGTACTAAACGATGGGTAAGAAATTCGCAGCGTATGACGAAGGCCTGTCGCGCATCGTCTTTTACGACAGCATCGATAGCCCGGTTCCAGATTCGGTTCAGGCCGTTGAAATTACGATCGAGCAATGGCAAACCCTGATCGATGGGCAAGGCAACGGCAAGCGCGTTGCACTCAACGACAACGGCATGCCGGCGCTATTCGATCCGCTGCCCCCGAATCGCGCTCAAATGGCCGACATGATGCGTGCAGAGCGCGACAGCGCACTCAAGTCGACCGATTGGCTTGTCGCGCGGCACCAAGACGAGAAGCTAATCGGCGACGGTACAACGCTAACAGCCAGCCAATTCACCGCGCTACTGAAGTACCGCCAAGCGCTGCGCGACCTTGCTGACGCGACCGGATGGCCGGCCGTCGACTTACCGGCCGCCCCGGATTTCGTGACCGCGATCGCCTGATCGCTTTCCTTTCCCTGCTATCTCTTTCACCTGGAGTAATCGAACATGGCGCAGGACTATCACCACGGCGTGCGCGTCGTCGAAATCAACGAAGGCACGCGGCCGATTCGCACCGTATCGACCGCGATCGTCGGCCTCGTCGCAACGGCCGAGGATGCTGACGCGGCGACGTTCCCCCTCAATACGCCCGTGCTGCTCACGAATGTCGTGTCGGCACAATCCAAGGCGGGCAAGCAAGGCACGCTGCTCAAAGTGCTCAAGGAAATCGCCTCGCAGACCAAGCCGATCACGATCGTCGTGCGCGTGGCCGAGGGTGAAACCGAAGCCGAGACGACGAGCAACGTAGTCGGCGGCGTCGACGAGAACGGTAAGTACACCGGCCTTAACGCGCTGCTTGCGGCGCAAGCGTCGGTCGGCGTGAAGCCGCGCATCATCGGTGCGCCGTATCTCGATACGCAACCCGTCGCGACGGCGATCGCAGCGATCGCGCAGAAGCTGCGCGCGTTCGCCTACGCCTACGCGACCGGCTGTAAGACGAAAGAAGAAGCGACGACCTATCGCGCGCAATTCAGCCAACGCGAAATCATGATCCTCTGGCCGAACTGGATCGGATGGGATACGACCGCTAACGCGGCCGTCGAAATCTCGGCCGTTGGCAACGCGCTCGGACTGCGCGCAAAGATCGACGAAGAGACGGGCTGGCACAAGACGATTTCTAACGTTGGCGTCAACGGCGTCACGGGTATCAGCAAAGACGTTTTCTGGGATCTGCAAGACCCCGCGACCGATGCCGGCTACCTGAACGAAAAGGACGTGACGACGCTTATCAATAGCGGCGCTGGTTATCGCTACTGGGGCTCGCGGACGTGCTCCGACGATGTGTTGTTCCAATTCGAGAACTACACGCGCACCGCGCAGGTGATCGCCGACACGATGGCCGATGCACACATGCAGTATGTCGACAAGCCGATGCACCCGTCGATCGTGCGCGACCTGATCGAGAGCATCAATCAGAAGTTTCGCGGGCTCGTCGCTGAAGGCTACCTGCTCGGCGGCTCTGCGTGGTACGACGAAGAACCGAACACCGTCGACTCGCTCAAGAGCGGCAAGCTGTATATCGACTATGACTATACGCCGGTCCCGCCGATCGAAAACCTGATGCTGCGCCAACGCATCACCGACCGCTATCTCGCCGATTTCGCCGCGCGCGTACAGGCATAACAAAGGAGTAATTCGACATGGCATTGCCGAAGAAACTGAAGAACATGAACCTGTTCAACGATGGTAACAACTATCGCGGTCAGGTTGCAGAAGTGACGTTGCCGAAGCTCACGCGCAAGACCGAGGAATATCGCGGCGGCGGCATGAATGGCCCGATCACGATCGACCACGGTCAGGAAAAGATCGTGCTCGAATGGACGTGCGGCGGCATCATGAAAGATGTGCTCGCACAGTACGGCATCACGCAGCACGACGGCGTGCAACTGCGCTTCGCCGGCGCGTATCAGGCTGAGGACAATTCGAAGCCTGACGCCGTTGAAGTCGTCATTCGTGGCCGCCATACCGAATTCGATTTCGGCAATCAGAAGCCGGGCGACGACTCCACTTTCAAGGTTACGAGCGCCGTGAGCTATTACAAGCTGTCGATCAATGGCGAGGCGATTATCGAAATCGATCTCGTGAACATGATCGAGACCGTCAACGGCAAAGACCTGCTCGCCGACATTCGCAACGCAATCGGCCTGTAACGCGCCGCGCGCGCGTATGTCCGCATCCCCGCCTGGTCACTGACCGGGCGGATTCAACGACCCAATCTGAACTGAGAAGAAAATGACCCAAGCCAACACGCCGCACACCGTCAAACTCGATACGCCGATCAAGCGCGGCGAACAGACGATCGAAGAAATCACGCTGCGCAAGCCCTCGTCCGGCGAGCTGCGCGGCACGTCGCTCAACGCGCTCGTGAATCTCGACGTCGACGCCCTCGGCAAGGTATTGCCGCGCATCTCGTCGCCGGCGCTGACCGAGTATGACGTGCGCGACCTCGACCCCGCTGACCTCGTGCAATTGGGGGTGGCGTTCGCTGATTTTTTGCTGCCGAATCGGGCACGCTGAAACACGGCATACCCGATATCGTTGAAGAAGCGATGGCCGACATAGCGAGCGTGTTTCACTGGACACCGCGCGATATGGACGGCCTTACTCTGGCCGAGCTGGCCGACTGGCGCGAGCGTGCGCGCGTGCGATCGCCGTATGGAAGCGAATAACGATGGCAAATAGTAACGACCTTAAATTGCGCGTGCTGTTCGATATGGTCGACAACGCGACGAAGCCGATCCGCGACATCATGAGCGGAAACAAAGGCCTCGCCTCGGCGCTGAAGGCAACGCGCGGCGAACTCGGCAAGCTACAGACCGCGCAAAAGGACGTTACCGCGTTCCGTGCGATGCAAGACGGGCTCGCCGGCACATCGGCGAACGTCACGGCCGCGCGCGATCGCGTCAAAGACCTGTCGCGATCGCTTCGCGAATACGGCCCGCCCTCGCAAGCGATGGTCGCGCAGCTCGGCACCGCACGGCGCGAGCTGCGCCAGCTCACGACCGACCAAAAGAAGCAAACGGCCGGCCTGTCGGCAATGACCGAACGCCTCACGGCCGCCGGCGTCGATCTGTCGAATCTCTCGTCGCATGAGTCGGAGCTGAAATCGAAGATCACGGCGACCACGGCCGCGATGACCGTGCAGCAAGATCGCCTGATTGCGTTGACCGCGAGGACCAAGCGCCTGTCCGAAGCACGCGAGAAGATGAACGGCCGGCGTGAGCTGGCCGACAAGATGGCCGGCACCGGCGCAAAGATGATGGCCGGCGGCGCTGTCATTGGCGCGGCGACGCTCGTGCCTGTCGCGGCGTATGCACAAGCCGAGGATTCGGCGACGCAGCTCGCGA